TCAATGCTGGACAGAAAACTCACTGTAGTTGCCAATTGCCGTGTATTGAGATCCATTGAATAGAATTCATCAGGCAATACGATTTTACGAGACTGAGCGAATTGCAGAGCCTCTAAAAAAGTGATTGGTTTCATTTATCCCCACTTGCCGTGACATACCCCAGCACATCGGCTGCATACAAAGCCATTTCTAGATTGGCCGTAAATTGGCTTTCACTTGCACCTGGCATAAGCTTCATCATATTAAATGCCAAAGCCTCAGGGGTTTCACTGGACTGAATCAGCTCATTCACTTGCTTCTGATCCAGCAAATCAATCGATCGCTGACCATCGGTAAGTTCTTCAACTTCTTGTTGCTCTGCAGATAACTTTTTTGCAGATGCCTTAAAGCTGAATGCCTGATTTGGCAAGGCAGTGAACGTTGGTGACACCAAGGTGGCACCTTGAGGTGTCACTTCAGCAACATCACCTTCCTGCAATCCATACTCTCGCATGAAGTATTGATTCGTCAGGTTGGCGCCTGCGTTCTTCAGGTGAGCATCTCGTTCAGCCTGTTCTTTATTAAGTGGCTTTGCTTCTTCACCAATAATGACTTTATGTTCTGGCCAGTTATTCAGCCAACACAACGCGTTAACAACCGCTTGTAATGTTGGGGTGGTGAGTCGAATATCTGACTTCAGTTTGTCAGCACGAACGTTCTCGTGAACTTTACCTAAAGCATAGCCACTGGTGCCATCAGATTGACTGGTAAGGGTTTGTCCCAATACGATCTTCTGAATTTGTTGTGCGAGCGTCTTATTAAACGTCTCAAAGGCTGATCCAGCAGTACCACTTGCGCCAGTTGTACCTAAAACCTGTACATCATCTTTAGCATCAATTGATAGGACACTCTGAGCATGTGCATTAAGCAGTGCCTGATTCATATCATCAATTTCTGAATCTTCGCATTTACCAAGAAGAATTGGTGTGCCAAAACGCTCCAGAAATTTAGCCCAAAACTTGAACCCATTTTGCTTAAAGAAAAACACCCAATAAAGTGTAGCTAATAATGCTTTGCCATATGGTTGTTCATAGGAAGCTTTACGGCGAGTAAGGAAAAATTTGAAAATCTGATCAACTTCCAATTCTTGTGAATTACCGTCTTTCCGTAAAATCAAGCGACCATCATTCTTTGGCTCAAACCATTGCATTGGCTTTTCACCAATCCACTGCAGTCCGATATAACCTTCTTCCTTTAACTCATACACAGCTTCTTGAACGGAGTAACCAAAGAACAATGCATTCAATGCACCGGATGCAATTTCAAAGTACCACTCATCCAACTGCTGTTTTAAGTAAACAGCCTCAGGCGTATCACTTGGCTCAATCCGGTATGGTGTAGCCAGTAATGCATCAATCCTAGTTTCTACAGCTTGCGCAATTTCATCATCATCAAGCAGGACACGTAGTCTATGGCGAGTAATGCCTGCCTTTCGAAGCACTTCATCATTATCTGGTTGTCTGCCAAAATGTGAAAAGAAGTTTGAAATAGCTTCTTGAGTGTAAAGTTTGCCGCGTGACAAAGACTTCTTTGACGCTTTGTCTTTTTTAGGCTTTGCCATGGGATTTCCTTTTAATATGTACGACTACCTGCACCTGCAGGTTTTTTACCAATTCTTGCTTCATTCAAATCATTGAAAGCATCACTGCAACCATCCACTTGGTCGTCGTGTGTACCATTTGGAAAGTTTCGTAATTCTTCAATGAGTGCTTTATTCCAGTCACCGCTAAGCATCTTCACATTTCCTATGTTGACCTGTGCTGCAAATGGTTGTGCTCTGGTAATCTTGTCGCCTGATACCGTTTCAGCTTTGACGTTAAATCCGCTGAGCTTTGTAATGAAGTTTTTAGCTTGAGCTTTACCCGCTTGACCAGGATCTTGAGGAAGTCTGATGCCTACTGATCGACCATCCATTTTTGCTGTCTGAATGATCGTATTCTCAACACCATCTGGTCCCCATCGTCCACGAACCATATCCACAATGTAGATGATGTTGTCTTTGGTCTTGAGCATTCTTGGTCCTGCTGTCCAATCCCCTTCATTCTCAGATGCAGCAAGGTCCCATGCCCGAACCTCTTTAATGAACTCCGCAGGAAGGACTTCTACAATTTCAATTCTGTCGGGCTTAAAAAAACCGCCTGCAGGCGGTGATGGTAATTGTCGATACTGACCAGAGAATACATACGGCGCTGCATCCTCCATGACGTTTAATCGCTCAATGCTATGCTTTTCAGGCCATAATGCTGAGCCATCAGGTTGAATTGCAGGTAGACACAAATGCTCCCATTCTTCACCGTTTCCACCATCAAGTAACCAACCTGCTAAGTCCTGCTCATGCAGACGCTGCATGATTACAATGATCGGCGTATCTGGAGAGTTGGTTCGAGACTCTAATGTGTTTTGAAACCACTCAATCACGTTGCCTCGTATTGTGTCTGAGCTTGCTTCACTGGCTTTGTGTGGGTCATCGATGATAATCGCACCACCAAACTCTTTTCGAATCTTCCCCGCACCAAAACCCGTGATCGTACCTCCTGTCCCCTGTGCATAGCAGACACCACCAGCAACAGTTCTCCAGTCATCCTTTGCTTTACTGTCGTCTCTAAGCTCAAAGTCTGGAAACACTCGCTTAAAAGCTGTTTCTTGAACCAAGTTGCGCGTCTGGAATGCATTGTTTGCTGCCAGTGTTGCTGAGTAGCTGATATGAATAAATTCACAATCAGGCACTTTGCCAAAACACCAAGCCATAAAATTAATTACAGCCAATTCAGTCTTGGAGTATCGCGGTGGTATGTTGATGATTAATCGCTTTGTCTCACCTCGAAACACCTTCATCAGCGCATCACAAACGACTCGATGGTGCCAGTTATGCATCCATTTATATTTACGGCGCTCTTTAAACATATATCGTGAAAAGAAGTACAAGTCTTCTTGGGCTTCGATTTGAATCGCAAGTTCACGTGCTGGATCAGTACTCATCTAAAACCTGCTCCCTTGCTTTAAGGTAGCTTTCCGTTGATATGCTGGAATTTACAGTCTCGATTGGTTTGCCATCTTTGCCAGTAATTTCCTGACGATTAGTAAATAGCCCCCCCATTTCTTTTGCTGCCTGTTCAGCCCATTTAGGGGTTAAAACAGGGTTATTCGGGTAAACTTCAACAAGATTTTGTAATAGCTGCAAACGATACCTTTTATTAGCAATTGGGATAGCTTCAAGTTCTTCATTCGCTTGACGGCGATAATCAAAGAATAAATTTCGAAGTTCCTGACTAAGATCCTGCCCAGTTCTTTTTGTCGGATCATATGCTTCACATTGTTGTGGAGTTACATCAATATTGAAAACATCTTTTACTGCTTTTGATGTCTGAGTTGGTGGCTCAAACTCAGCAAGCATTCTTACGATGAATAATTTCACCTTTTTAGTAATACGTGCCATTTCAACCATTCCATCCAAGTACATCCAAGAAGAATGGCAAAAAAATTTAAACCACCTTCAAATAACAAGTGCCACATGCATGATAGATATCAGCTTTTGATACTTCAGGGCGTGAGTTTACAGCTTTTGCCATTTCTTCAATTTCCTTGCTTGTTGCCCCATAACGGCGTACTACACCCACAAATTCTTCAACATCATGTGAGCGAATTTCCAATTTGGGTTTACCTGTTTCACGGTTATAAGAAGGTGCACCCCATTCATCCAGTTTATGAGCAATGTGATAAAGCTCGTGTTCAATCAAAGCACAAAAGTTTACATCGTTAGACTGTTTTGCATATTGAGCATCAATCGTGATGAGGTATTCAGGCATGGTTTGAAACCACTGATAATATTGTTCTTCTTGTCGAGCCTTCTTCCAACCGCCCGCATTGATCATAATTTTTTCAGCTTGACCAACCACAAAGCGACCTTGCTTTCTAAATCCACCATTTGCCCAGATTACGGCGATTTGTGGGTAATAGAAAGCGCCTAAATGCTGATGATCAGGGTTAAATAATTTATGTTCTGGATTCAGAAATATCTGTTTAATCCATTTCCATAATTCAGGTGCTGGTGCAAAGTTAGGCGTATCTAATGCAAAAAGCCAATCAGGTGGGTAAGGTCGTTGCTGAACGACAAAGCCTACATCATTTTTCATAAATTGCGCCCATTAAAAAACCCGCAAAAGCGGGTTATCATGTCAGTTGAATTTATTCTAAAAATTTGCCATCTCTAACACTATTCAAAACAATCAAGCCTTTGATAGCAAGCTTCAGCTGATTTTTAAAATATGTTGTCACTTCAACGCCTAGAGTCTTTCCTTCGTTAGTCAGTATTTCGACACAAACTTTTGTACCTGAGAAAAGTTTAATAAAATCTTCTAAACTTCCATATTTATGAATATTTTCTACGTAATGCTCAGCAATGGTAACGATGCAGAATGATCTTTTTTCTGTAACGATCTCAGGCTGATCTAAATCTATTTCAATCACACCTGAATTGGTAATTAAAATTTTATTAGCAATATGATGTAATACTTTGCCTTTTTTAGATATTTTCAAAGATGGCATAGGGTATCCAGAATTTTCGCTTATATAAAATCTAACACTGTTCATTACGAAACTAAAACCGAAAAATATTTCTAATTACTGGTTTTAATTATTTTGCCTTCCTTGATCAATTGATTTAAACCATTTTCAACACTTGGCATACGCATTAAGTATTCTTGAAATTTCTTATTGTAATCATCTTTTTCTAGTATTGGATGTATTTGTTCATCACTACTTCTACTCCTATTAAGGCTCTCATACTGCTTCACAACAATTGATTTATTTTCCATTATATTAAGCAGTCTACTTAGGTATTTAGAATCTTTGTAGAATTTCTCCATTATTTTCATATATGCAGAAAGATCCATATTTTCTTCTTCTATTTCACGGTATAACAGACTAAATTGAATTAAGTGCTTGGTGGTAATTTCATAATACGTTAATCGACCAACATCTTCATTAACCTCAATCTTTCTATGCTCTATGGCCTCTGCATAATCTATTAGTGACTCTTCGATCTCTCTTGCTTTATTTTTTACTGAATCCAAAAGCTCAAATAATGATTTAACCTTATGCTCTTCTCTCCAATCACTAAACAAGACGAATGCAGCAACTGGTGCGAGAAAAGCAGCTGTCAATGTCAATGTATCTCTGATTAGTTCGTACGTTTTATTGGGATCAAATTTTGGTCCATCACTTTTTAAAAAAGCACCCACAATAAAATAAAGTATTGTTAATCCTGCAGCCCACCAACAAACCCTATTAATCTTCTCTTTTAATGTCTTCTTTTTCATAAATCACCCAAATAGCATAGGCAGATAATACAAGAACCAAATAAGAAAAGAAAAACTACGCCAATATCTAGAATTGAGCAGGGTTCTTTACCGTAATACGTTCGGTTAGTCTTCAACTTCTTTCAAACAATTTCGGCACACTTTGATTTCTTCATCGTCAATCGTGTAATCAATCTCTATCGCACCGTGCAATCCAAACAAACACATTAAAAAGCGGAGCATGTGATTCTCCTGTATAAGGTGTATAGCTACCACAGAAGCTCAGTGCTGTGGTCCACGGCTACTCGCTTACTTTAAAAACCACTGGATAGGCACAGTATTTTTAGTTTTCAGCTTTCGTATTCATTTTTTGGCGGGGCATCACTCCCAAATCTGATTCTTGCTTTCCTGCATATCCTATCCATGCTCGATGAACTGCATGGGTTGTATCCTCTTTCGTGGGATCTAAACGTGCTTACTCAAACAGTCTTTAGCTAATTAGCAAGCTTTAGAATGTGGGCATTCTCTTCCCCTAGCTACTCACTTGTGCATGTCACAAGCACCTTTTTAGAAGCAACAAAAAAGCCCATCATTCGATGAGCTTAAAATTAGGTGGCGGCATTCAATTTAAACCACTACGAATAAATGTGCCGCCATAAAAAAACCCACAAATTACATTGTAGGCTATTAAAATTTAAAAGATTAGTCAGGGAACTATCTACTAAATCTGACGCGAATTTTGCAGAAAACCTAAACAGATTGCAATACCTAAAATGCATCTAAAATACATTTAATTCATATTTATTAGCCATCAACACTGCTGTCCCTATCGGGATAGTTGTAAGGGTTTAATTTTTCCATCTTGATATTCACAAACCCACAGGCTGGCGTTAAATAATGAATCAATTGCTTCTTGTTCTGATTTAAATTTTGTCGCTGACTCCAGATCTTTCACAAGGCGAATTACACCATCTGACCACACTTGAGCATATTCATAATATTTTTCATCACCTTTAATGCTACTATTTGTGATTCCAATATACTGTTTTGTCACCTGATTATTCTCTATTTT